CGACGCTTGATCCACCAGCAGCACGCCGCGTAACCTCACCAACAGATGGGCCAGAGCCTCCGCTAAAGGACCACCTCCCCCGTCTCAAAGCATTCGACGACGGACAAGCCCTGCTGGATCATTTCCAGCACCGGCACCTGGAATGCGATGTCGGTGAAAAGCCGATCCTTTCCCTCGTGCAGCATGCCGCTGTCGAGGCGGTAGGGCGTGGCCGTGAAGCCCACGACCTTCAGCAAGCCGGCGTTGATCTCGTTCAACTGGGCCAGGAATGAGCGATACATGCCGCTGTCGCCGCGGCCGAGGAGATGCGCCTCGTCGATCAGTACCAGGTCGCAGCGCTGCACCTGCCGCGCGTGACGGTGGATGGATTGGATGCCAGCAAACAGGATCTGCGCATGGATGTCGCGGCGGGACAGGCCCGCGCTGTAGATGCCAGCCGGCGCCTCGGGCCAGGCGCGCAGCATGGTCATGAAGTTCTGCTGGATCAGCTCCTTCACGTGGGTGAGGATCAGCACGCGGGTGTCGCCATAGGCGGCGATGGCCTCGCGCGTGAAGCCGGCGATGCACAGACTCTTGCCTGTGCCGGTCGGCATCACGACCAGCGGATTGCCGCTGCTGGCCGAGAAGTAGTCGTAGAGCGCCTCGATTGCGGCGCGCTGGTACGGGCGGAGGGAGAGGGTCATGCCGCCACTCCCATCGCCGCAGCATCCACCTTGCTGAGCCAGCGCCCGCCCGTCTCGCAGCCGGTGCAGATAAGCTCGGCGATGTGCGGCCCCTTGCCGGGCCCGACCCGATAGATCGTGGCGCGACAGATTCGGCACGGCAGGTGCGAGACGATGTCCGGCGGCGTCGCGGCGGGCACGCCGTCACGCCATGCGGTGCCATCCGGCAGCCGATAGCTGACCCAATCCTCGCCCGCGTCGATCTGCTCGGCGGCCACGAAGTCCGGCAGATAGAGATGGGCCGCGCAGCCCGCCTCCTGATCGCGCCGATCCAGTGGGGTGGCGTGCCTGGTGCAATGCCAGTCGCCGCCGTGCACGGGCGAGGCATGCAGGCAGGACCGGCAATGCCGCTCTGGCGCCGCGCCGGCATGGCAGACGGCATGGTGGTCGCAGAAACGGCACTGCCACCAGGCCGGATCATGGCTGATGCGGGCGGGCGGCCGGGCCGCGTCGCTGATGCGCGCAGCCTTCGCCAGGATGCGCAGCCCGGCCTCGGCGTCGTGCCGGATGCGCTCCTGGTAGAGCTCGTCCGTGTCCTTGCAGACCGCCAGATAGAAGGCCCGATCGAGGCCGGCGAGATGCATGTACGCCTGCATCTGCGCCCAGTGCAGCGGCTTCGACGCCGCCACGCCATCGGCCTTCAGCTTGGCAAAGGACTTCGCGCTGTGGGTCTTGAACTCGCAGACGTGCCAGGTGGTCGGCGCCTCCGGGAAACCGATCGCCACCGCGTCCATGCTCCCGCCGAAGTGGCCGGAGGCATCGCGCAGGTTCCACTGGCGCCCCGTCGCTGGGTCCAGATCCAGGACGGTCACGCCGATGCGCCGCAGGTCGGCGACGAAGCGCACCTCGGCGAGATTGCCGGTGTCGAACAGCCGCAGCAGCCGGCCGGTGTGCCGGGCCCGGGTCGCCCAGCGGAACGAATACCAGATGGCCCGCTCGCATTCGGTGCCGATCAGCGAGGCGCCGAGGTGCGCGCGATAGCCGGTGTCCGCTGCCGCTTCATAGGCCGCGTAGATGGCGGTGACGGTGGGACATGCGGGCGGAGGGATTGCAGCCATGACCTGATCCTGGATGGAGGGAAGGAGGCCGGCAGGCGCGAGGCCTGCCGGCTGGTGATCAGGCATTGCGGCGCCAGGGCGGGGTCGCCGCGGCACCGGGGCGCGCAGCAGGCGGAGGTGCCGCGGCGGCCGGACGGGGCCCCGGGGTGGCGGGACGCGGGGCGGCCCCGGTGCCGGTAGCCGCGCCGGCGTTGGCCGCCGAGTAGCCGGCGACCTTGTTCCTCGCCTCGCGATAGACGCCGTACTTGTCGTTGCCGGCCGGCTCGACCCTCAGCGTCACGATCAGCGGCTTGAAGTGCAGCTGCTCGCTGTCGCTGACATGCACCTGGCCCACCGCGTGGCAGATGGCCGACAGTGTGCGCTGCGCGATCTCGACCGTCTGCTCGTTGCGGTTCACCAGGTTCAGCTGGTCGAAGATCTTCCGGCGCGCGGAGGGGCCTTCCAGCACCTCGAACACCAGCTTGAGCAGCTGCCCATCGCCCGCCTTGGTCGGCAGCATCTCGCTCTCGATCAGATGCGCGAGGTACTTGCCGGGCGGCAGCACCTCGAGCGGGACGGCGGGGGCGACCTCGGTCGCGTCAAAGGTTCCATTGAGGGATGCCATGGGTCAGCTCCGGGCTTCGGTGGTGGAGGCGGGCGCGGCGCTGGGCGGCGTCGCGTAGAAGGGGATGCCGGCGGCCAGCTCGGGCCAGGACAGCGGCAGCGTCTCGGCCAGCCCGAAGCGGTTCTTCGCGAGGAAGGCCGGGCGCTCGGCGGTGTGCAGCAGGCGATCGCCGCCGCTCACGCCGCGGACCACCTTCTTGTTGAAGCCGACGTCCGACTTCAGCGTGCTGACGCGATAGTTCGCGAAGAGCACGGCATCGACATGCTCCTGCACCAGGGCCGAGGCGCTGCGGTGCAGCTTGGGCTGATACCGGTCGTAGGGTTCGGTCTCGGGGCTGTCGAAGCGCTTGATCTCGGCGTGGGCGATCAGGATCACGCCCATGCCGCGCTCGTCACGCAGCGCGTTCACGCCGTCCAGGAAGCTGCGCCAGGTGTCGAGTGCGGCAAGGTAGCCCTTGCCGTAGCCGAAGGACTCGATGTCCGGCTGGTTATGGGTCCGCGCCGTGTGCTGCCACACCAGCGGCTCCAGCCAGTCGAGGCTGTCCACCACCAGGGTCTCGAATTCATGCGGCTCGGTGTAGAGCGCGCCCAGGGCCTCCATGATTTCATCGAAACTGCGCAGCAGCCCGAAGGTGGTCGCCTCGATCCGGCCGAGACCATCCTCGGTCTGCAGGATGACGGGCCGAGGTGAGGCGGCGGCGAACTCTGTCTTGCCGACACCGGCCACGCCGTAGAGCAGCAGCCGCGGCGGCGAGAGGCTGGTGCTGCTGCGGAGGGATGCGAGGGAGATCGCCATCAGTGCGCCTCCTGCTTCGCGGCGCGCGGCTTGGCCTTGATGACGTCGACCTTGATGTCGCCGCCGGCGCGCGCGACGACTTCGGTGAAGCTGTCGAGCGTCGGCTCGAAGGCGGCGACGTCCTTCGCGCGGGCGACGGCATCGCCCTGCAGCGGGATGACGACCTGGATGCGGAGCTCATGTGCCATCACGCGGCGTCCTTCTGTTCGAGGGTGTACGAGGGGCGGCCAGTTGCGACCGTGCGCGCCGGCTCGAACACCGCACGGATGCGCGGCGGCCAGGCCGTGAAGCGGCTTTCCGGCACGCGGATCTCGGTGGTGACGTAGTCCGCGGGGTCCTCGCCCCACGCCACGATGGTAGCCACCGCCGCGGCCAGCTTCGGCTGGTCCCACGCCGCCTTCTTCGGGAGATCGGCGACGACCTCGAAGGCGTCATCCGCGATGCGGATGCGGCCGGTATCTTTGCCCTCGGCGCGACGGGCCGCGGCGGCGGGGGCGCCGTAGCGGTCATGCAGCGCGTTGTGCAGCAGGTCGGCGAGGTGCTTGGCGTCGGCCTTCAGCGCCCCGACCTCTTCCAGCAGCAGCGCCAGATGATCGACGGGCAGGCGTGCGGCCTGCGCGGCGTCCATCTCGCGCAGCTGCGCCAGAGTGGTTCGGTTGGTCATGGTGGTCCCGTTCAACGAGGAGGTGCCCGACTGGATGGGCGATGCAGGCGGCCGGGCGGGCGCGGGCATCGGCATGGGGATGGCGTTCATGGGATGGTCGCCAGCTCGGCGAGCCAGAGGAGCGCAATGAAGCCGCCGGCCAGCAGCGCGCCGCCGGCGAGATGGCGGATCGCTTCGCCGATGGCGTGCATGCGGCGGGCGGTGCGCGGGCTCACGGCGTCACCTCGGCGATCGCGTCGGCCGGCGGCAGCGGGCCCTCCTCGGCCTGGCGTGCACGCCGGGCGCGCCCGCGGTCGGCATCGGGGGCCGCGCAACGCGCGCTGCGGCCCACGATCTCCAACCAGACATGCAGCGGAACGACGACCATCGGCGCTGCGCGGTCGCGCCAGAGGAACAGGGCGTCGTTGCCACCGAGCCAGCGCTCCAGCGTCTTGAAGCCGTCGCCCTCGGCGCGGGCTTTGACCTCTGCCTTCACCGGTTCCGTGCCGCGGACGTACAGGTCGACGTCGGCGCCGTTGCCGCGGTACCGGACAGCGCCTGAGAGCGGCACACGCTCGGCATGGATGCCGCACTTCAGGTGGGTTTCGACGATGGCGCGCTCGCGGCGCAGGCCCTTGTCGCGGGATGGCTTGCCCATGGCCGCTCTCACGCCGCCTGCTTGAGAGCAGCAGGGAGCGGCATGGCCGCACCGCGGACGGCGCGCGGCCGAGGTCGCACGATCAGCAGGTAGGCGAAGCGCTCCTCGCCCAGCCTGCGCTGCACCAGATGCACCCAGCCGGCCTCGGCCAGTTGCAGAACGCGGTCAGCGACAGCTGCCAGGTCGCGGCAGCGGTCCGGAGTGAGCACCTGCGTCTGCGGCGCCCGATCCCGGGCCAGCATGCCGATGTGATAGGTGATGGAGTCGCCGGGTAGCGCATCGGCGAGGCGATCGCAGAGATCATTCTCGCTCACGACGACGTTGGTCGGCACGCTGGCCTTCGACACCTGGGCGGGTGGCAGCAAGTGGGTGGTGAGGTGCACAACGTGCATCGGTCGGCTCTCCCTGGAACGCATGGTTCGGCTCTTGTTCTCTACGGATCGGCGGGTTGGTTTTTCTCAGCCGGTGCTGTGCGCCTGGGCGCGTGCGCTGCCGCGCTGCGGGCGAAGGCCCGTCGCGTGCAGCCAGCAGCGGAGATCAGCGACCGAGCGGTAGAAGGTCGGGCGGGACTGCGTGCTGGCCCGCTGCGCGCTCGGCACATCCCCCTCGGCGGCCAGCAGCCGCAGGATGGATTGCGGCGCGGTCGGCAATTCTTCGGCCACGCGCTGGAGGTCGAGTTCCAGGCACGGATCGACGTGATCCTGCTGCGTCGCCGAACAGCCGTTGGGAAACGCATCCACGTCGAGCGGGAGAATCACCGGCCGCGGATGGTCCCTCTGGATACGCGCGTGGTCGGCGACGACATGCCGGGCCACGAATCCGACAAAGGTCGACCAGGCGCCGCGCTCCGGGTCGAAGTGCCGGCTGCGTTGCAGCATGGCGACCAGGATGTCCTGGCGCAGGTCCTCCCGGTCGGGGGCGGAGAGTTGCAGCCGGCGCGCCCC